CNTTNNTNNCNCCNTTCATGCCCGGGGCTCAAATCGTCCGCGGGCAAGTGAACCGCGTCGCNNTGCCGTCCAATCCTTGCGCGGTCCTTACCGAAATTTTGCAAGTCGACCTTTCCGTGCCCCACACGGATTACCAGCCGCCGGTCGACCCGGCGCCAGCGGACGGCACGGCCACNGTCTACGGCCCTTCGCGCATCGACATTCAAATTGATTTTTACGGAGCCCAAGCCGGCGAATTCTGCAAGACGGTTAAAACCGCCTTC